GCGTGGCTGCGTCGGTAAACGGCGGCGTGGCTATCACCGTGACCGGGGCGCCGACGAGTGGGTTGACCACCCTGCGCTTCGGCAACGACGCAAGCGGCACGGCTCCGTTCTTCGGGGTGTTGACGTATTGCGTCGTCCTCCCCTTTGCGCTGTCAGACGCGGACCTTCAAGCCGCCGTCTCATCGTTTCCTAGCCCGTAAACCTTACGGCGAGAGGCAAGCTTATGGCTGACGTCAAGATCTCTTCGCTGCCTCCGGCAAGCACGCCCCTGACCGGCGCGGAGCTAGTGCCTGTCGTGCAGAGCGGGCAGACCGTTCAGACTACGGTGGGCGCGGTAACGGCGCAAACCACCTTCTTGCAAGCAGGACCTGGCGCGGTTCTGCGTTCCGGCCAGGACAAGATGCGGGACGTCGTCAACCCCAAGGACTTTGGCGCCACCGCCAACGGCGTCACCGACGACCAAGCGGCCATTCAGAACGCCGTCAACTCCGGCGCGAAGATCGTAGATGGGCAGGGCCTGACGTACAAGGTCAACACCCGCGTCATCCTGCCGTCCAATATCATCATTCAGAACTTCGTGTTCGACATGACGAGCCTGCCGGACGGCGGGGGCGGCGCGTCTTTGTACTTTGGTCTTCAGGCTAACGGCACGCAGGGCGCGGCCATGAACTTGACGGCTAACGCTGTGGCGGGCTTTGCCCCTAACCCTAGCATTTCGCTGTCTCTGGTTGACGCGGCCACCCTGACGAACGGCGACCTCATTTTTGTCACCAGCAATCAAATTTGGGCTGACTCTATCCGGATCGGAGAGTTGGCCGAAGTTTTGTATGTGGACGGCACTACCGTCTATCTCCAGTCGCCGCTGACATACTCGTATGCGGTAGCAGACACGGGGCGCGTTCAAAAGGTCAACGCGGTTCAGAACATCACCGTTCGCAACTGCGTGGCGACAGGCCCTTCTGGTCTGACCGTCTCTCCGCTGGTACGAAATGGGTTCTTTGGTGTTCAGAACGGCCGAAACATCGTGGTCGAAAACTGCCTAATTCGCAACTTCCAGCGTTCTGGCGTGGAGTTCCGCCGCGTTTTCCAAGGCTGGATGAAGGACTGCGTAGTTAAGAACATCATCGACTATTACGGTTGCTCGGTGTTTGACGGGTCGTCCTACATCACCGTGGCGGACAACGTGTTTGAAAACACTCGCCACGGCGTCAGTCTTGTTTCCTCGGCTACAGTAGGTGGCGTAAACAACTACATTGTCATCACCGGCAACTATAGCACAGGTCGCGACGCCTCGTTGGACTGCCACGTTTCCGCCGACTACGTGGTCTTCTCTCATAATGTTTGCCGGGGTGAAGGTAAGCAATCGGCGCCTAGCGGCATTATCTTTCAAGGCCGCAACGCCGTCATTACGTCGAACACCGTCAATGGCAATCTGAACAACGGCATTATCGTTCAGCCATTTGTTGAATTGGCAGGCTATGAAGGTATTGTTGTGGTCAATGACAACCTCATTGATGTTCAACGTAACAATATTGCCGCAACCAACGGCATTTACTATCAAGCCGGTAACTCCGCTACGCGGTTACCTTTGAAAGGCATTACCATTTCAGGCAACATCGTTAATGGGGCTAGCGACGCCGGCGTAAAAATCCAGAACACTAATGTGGCTGTTTTGCCTGCAAACAACACGACCATAACTTCTAACACTATTACTAACTGCGCGGTTGGAGTTTCACTAAGAGTTGACACCAATTTGGGCAGCATATCCAACGTCACCATTAACGGCAACACTATTACAAATACGGCCAGCGGAGCCGAAGGCGTTGTTCTGCGCCCTAGCAACGCAGGGGATTTAATCTCCAACGTAGCTGTAGTGGGCAACACTTTTGCTCTTGGCGCGGCGTCTATTGGCGTTGACAAGATTGGTGCCGGTGATTGCACCAAGGTTGTGATCGAAGGCAACGCCTATGGAGATACAGTCACCCCTATTGATGCCGCGTTGCGCAGCTATGTGATCGCTAGTGGCGCTGTCACTCTTACCGGCTCGTCCAGCTTTGTGCTGATTGATACGGAAGCTGCCGCCGCTACCGACGACCTCGACACCATCTCAGGCGGGCAGTTTGGGCAGATTACTACCTTCTCTGCGGTCAACGCTGCGCGCACTGTCGTCTTCAAGGATGGCACCGGCAACCTGCGGCTGGCGGGTGACTTCAGCCTCGACAACAGCGAAGACAGCATCACCTGCGTCTTCAACGGCACCAACTGGCTTGAGATCGCGCGGAGCGACAATGGAGCATAGTCGCAAAAGAAAGATCGACGCCGCCGGGTTAGTCTGCAAAAATAGCCCTGCAACGCCGATTGGCGCCCGTACTGGTGCGGTTCACCAGGGATCGTAAGGATCGAACATGTCTACCGAAGCTACAGAATCTCTAGCGGAAGTTACCGCGCCGGAACAGGCCGCCACGGCGGCGCCTGCGCCCGATGTTTCCACGCCGGCTGAACAGACTACCGAAGCGTCTAAGACCTTCTCGCAGGAGGAACTGGACGCGATTGTTAGCAAGCGCCTTGCCCGCGAACAGCGGAAGTGGGAGCGTGAGCAGGCCCAGAAGCTGGCCGAACTGGAGGCGAAGCGGGCTATGCCCGCCAATCCTCCGGCGCCTGACGATTTTGACAACGCTGCCAAGTACGCAGAGGCCCTGGCCGAGCAGAAAGCGCAGCAGCTTGTCTACCAGCGTGAGGCGGCCCAGCAGCAGGCTCGATTGGTCGAAGCCTACCACGAAAAGGAGGAGGAGGCCCGCGGCAAGTACGACGACTTTGAACAGGTCGCGTACAACCCGAACCTTCCCGTCACGGACGTGATGGCCCAGACGATCCAGGCTTCGGACGTTGGCCCCGACATCATCTACTGGCTGGGGACCAATCCGAAAGAGTCTGCGCGCATCGCAAACCTTTCGCCTATCTTGCAGGCCAAGGAAATCGGCAGGATTGAAGCCAAGATGGCTTCGGACCCGCCGGTCAGGAAAACATCAACCGCCCCGGCCCCTATTGCTCCGGTGACGGCTCGTTCGACGTCTACGCCCGGCTATGACACGACGGACCCCCGGTCTGTCAAAAGCATGTCTACGTCGGAGTGGATCGAGGCCGACCGCCTTCGCCAGATCAAGAAATGGGAAGCCTCACGCAACCGCTAAGGATGCTTTGCTATGGCAAACTCGCTTCTTACTATCGACATGATCACCAGGAAGGCCCTGGAGATCCTTGAGAACAACCTCGTCATCACCCGCACCGTCAACCGCCAGTACGACGACAGCTTTGCCGTCGAAGGCGCGAAGATCGGCTCCACCCTCCGCATCCGTCTGCCTGACCGTGCGCTGGTGACGGACGGCGCGGCGCTCCAGGTGCAGGACGACAACGAGCAGTTCACCACGCTGACGGTTTCCAGCCAGAAGCACATCGGCGTGAACTTCACGTCGGCCGAACTGACCATGCAGCTTGACGACTTCGCAGAGCGCGTGCTGAAGCCGCGTATTTCGCAGCTTGCCTCCAGCATCGACGCGGACGTGGCCAACTCCTACAAGTCGATCTTCCAGTCGGTCGGCACCCCCGGCACCGTCCCGGCCACCTCGCTGGTGCTGCTCCAGGCCCAGCAGAAGCTGAACGAAGCCGCTGCCGTTATGTCGCCGCGCTATGCGACGGTGAACCCGGCCGCGAACGCCGGCCTCGTCGAAGGCATGAAGGGCCTCTTCAACCCGACCGCCACCATCTCCCGTCAGTTCAAGAACGGGCTGATGGGCGAAGGCGTGCTGGGCTACGAAGAGATCAACATGTCCCAGTCGATCAAGCAGCACACGACCGGCTCGCGTGCCGCGACCGGCGCTACGGTGAACGGCAACGTGGCGGAAGGCGCTTCGGAGATCGTGCTGGCCAGCGCCGGCAGCGCCACGACCTACAACGTGGGCGATGTCTTCACCATCGCTGACTGCTTCGCCGTGAACCCGCAGACCCGCGAGTCCACCGGTTCCCTCCAGCAGTTCGTCGTGACCGAACTGGCGACGTCCGCTGGCGGCGCGGTGACGCTGAAGGTGGCCCCGGCCCTGTACTCCCCGGCCAACGCGCTGGCGACCGTCAGCACGCTGACCATCACTGGCAAGGCGGTCACGTTCCTCGGCGCTGCGTCCACGCAGTACCCGCAGAACCTGATCTACCACAAGGATGCCATCTCCTTCGCCACCGCGGATCTGCTGCTGCCGCAGGGTGTCGATATGGCCTCTCGTCAGGTTCACAACGGCATCTCGCTGCGTGTCGTGCGCCAGTACGACATCAACAACGACCGCCTGCCTTGCCGTATCGACGTGCTGTATGGCTTCAACACCATCCGCCCGCCGATGGCCGTGCGGCTCTGGGGCTAAGGCAGAGAGAAGGAGAACACGACCATGGCTATTCCGAACGGTGGTGGTGGCTACCAGGTCGGTGACGGCAACCTCAACGAGCCGCTCATCGACGCGATTCCTGAACCCGTCTCCGTCACTACGGCGGCGACCCTGACCGCAGCGCAGGTGCTGAACGGGCTGATCCTGGCAAACTCCGGGATCAGCAGCGGTTCCGTCACCTACACGCTGCCGACGGTGGCGGCGCTGGAAGCGGACCTGTCCAACTCGGACAAGGTGGGCACCTCGTTCACCTTCCGTCTGGTGAACCTCGGCACGTCTTCCGGCACGGCGATCATCGCCACCAACACCGGCTGGACGATCAGCGGTTCGCTGACGATGACCGTCCCGGTCACGACCGGCGCCCAGTTCGTCGCCCGCAAGTCCGCGGCCGGCGCCTGGACCCTCTACCGCGTTGCGTAATGTACCCGGCCCCCTGCTTCGGCAGGGGGCCGATCTTTTGAGGTCCGTATGTCCGTCATCTACCTTGCCCACCCCCGGCACGGCGTTAAGGTCGCCAGTATGGACCTCGAGGCCCAGCAGGATGAAGAGAACGGTTGGTCGCGCATCGCGCCGCCGGGATCTGACGAGGCCCCTGCCGTCAATGTGCTGGCACGCGACCTTGATAGTGATACAATGATCCCGGAGGCCCCGCGCCGTCGAGGCCGCCCGCGCACGGTTAAGGACGACTGACATGGCAACGGCAGGCGAAATCATCAACGGATCGCTCCGGCTGCTAGGTGTGCTGGCCGAAGGCGAGACGACTT